TCATATCCGCAACCGATTCCTGAATCTACGACGAGACAAGATGCACAGGCACACACCTCCCTGCTTATCCTGTGCGCACTACGAAGACAGTAAGTGCGTGCGGTTCGCCGACAAAACCGAATGTAAGAAGTGGGCGAAGTGGGCGCGCCGAAATCAAGCGAAACGTAGTCTTGTAGAATCTGGTAATGCCACGGCCTTAGCACACACCCTGTATTCTAATGCCGACGACGTATTCACACATGTATCGACGCACGAACTCGTGAATTACTTGTCTGAGCGAATTCCCATGTCTTTGCGCGCCGACTACAAACGCCTTCTGGAGGGAGCGCCGCTGAAGAAGTCCAAAAGAGAGGCGTTACTTGAGACGTTAAGAACCTTACTTGGAGAATTGACAGATGGCAGAGAAATTGCGGCGTGGACCGATTAGCAGGGAAGACCTGCGATATTTGTCGGATAATAGAGATGTGCCGGTGCCTAAATTGGCGGCGCACCTTAAACGTAGCAAAGCTACCGTAGTAAAATATCTGGAAGAAATCACTGGGCTTCGTCCTGGTAAGAAACAATTTATTAAAGGCTTGCACGACCGGGCGTTTTGGAGCGAAGTCCGCAGAGGGCTATTGGACCATGAGGTCGATTACTTTGAGCAGTCGTGGCGGTCCTACACAGAGCAATTCAGCGCCTCCACTGATATACTTCCAACCGACGAGCTGATGATTAAAGACTTGATTATGCTCGACATTTTTGCACAGCGCGCAATAGCAGAACAGGCGCACGTCGCCCGTCGCATCACTTCATTACAAGACGACATCAATAAAGAGGAGCGGGCCTCTGTAAATAATCGTGACCAAATGGTAATCGCCGACTTACGCACTCAAATCAATAGTCTTTATGCAGCTAAGAGCGCGTTAGCCAAACAACACCTAGATTACCAACAAAGAAAAGACGCTAAGCTGAGAGACCTTAAAGGTTCACGTGACCAGCGTTTTAAGCAAATTGAGGAAAGCCGTCGCAACATCTTTGAGCTAATTAAAGACCTAGACCAGCATCGTCGTCGAGTTGAGGAAGGGCGCATTGCAGAAAAGGTGCGCCTAGCGGCCGAACGTACCGCCAAAGACTGGCAGCAATACCACACGTATGAAGACGGCGAAGTAGATAAACCTTTTTTATGTCCAGAAGGAGAAGTAGAAGATGACTGATTTTCGTATGAGCAAAGATAAACCAGTAGGTAAATCCACGCAATCCACCATGGCGGGCTTCAACGTCAGCTATCGCAAACCTAAGACGCCGTACAAGTTTACAGAGACACCAGCCGCAGAGCAACAAGCGACTAGCATTGACACAGACCCCGAGTTTGAAATTACCCAGCCGCTCATTGCCAACACAACACCCCCTTCCCCTGCTTATGTTTTGAGTCGTGCGGTTAAGCTTGATGAATAAGTGGATATGATATGTCTATAGACTTAATACATGGCGACTGCTTACAAGTGATGCCAAACATCCAAAGTGATTACATCGACTCACATATGAAACGGAGAAACTTATGAACGCATTGATTTTCGGCATCACTGGCCAAGACGGGTCATATCTCGCGGAACACTTGCTAGAGCGTAACTACGGCGTTGTGGGCGTTGTTCGTCGTTCTAGCGTCGATACCCTCACCCGTTTACCCCACCACGTCATCAATCATTCTTCTTTTCATCTAGTGGAAGGTGACATCATAGACTATGTATCGGTGCTATCGGCGATGAAGTCCGCCGAAGAACACTGGAATGACTGGCCTCACGAAGTTTATAATCTGGCGGCGCAGAGCCATGTAGCCACCAGCTTCACACAGCCGCAGTTCACGTGGCAGGTTAACGCACAGGGTGTTTTGAACATTCTGGAGGTGATGCGCGCGCGCCACTACATTACTCATGGGACTAAGTTCTATCAAGCATCTACGAGTGAGATGTTCGGCAAGAATTATCACACGTGGAGGGGCGCCAAATACCAAGATGAGTCCGTACCTTTTGCTCCGTGCAGTCCATACGCTATAGCTAAGGTTGCGGCTCATAATGCAGTGAGTATGTATCGCGATGCCTACGGTCTTCAGGGTTGGTGTGGGATTCTGTTTAATCATGAGAGCCCACGCAGGGGCTTGAACTTTGTTACTAGAAAGATTACGCACTATGTCGCGTCCCTATCTCACGCCCTAGAACAGGATACATGCATACCCAAGCTTCAGTTAGGTAACTTAGAGGCGATGCGTGATTGGGGTCATGCTAAAGACTACGTACAAGCTATGCATTTGATGCTACAAAGCGATGAGCCGTATGACTATGTCGTAGCCACTGGCGAATCTCATAGTGTGAGGGAGTTCTGTGAGGTGGCGTTTGCGCACGTTGGCTTGAACTACCAAGACCACATTGAAGTCAACCCTGATTGTTTACGCCCCTCAGAAGTACCTCATCTTTGTGGGTCGCCTACTAAGATTCAGAACTACTTGGGGTGGACACGTAGCGTGGACTTCAAGTCCTTAGTCATAGATATGGTGGAGGCAGACCTATGAAGTATACTGTATTGAGAGACACTAGAGAGAAGGACAAACAGGGATGGATTTGGGAGCCCAGCAAACTTTGTAATGGTACGGTGGCGCAAGGTCTATCTACAGGCGATTATACTATAGAGGGTTTTGAAAATATTTTTGTGATTGAGCGCAAAGGGAGTATTTCGGAGTGGGCAGGGAATGTGGTACAAGCGCGGTTTACAAAGGAATTAGAACGACTCAGCGCGTTGCCCTATGCGTGGATTCTCCTAGAGTTCAATATGTCGGATGTGATTAAATACCCAGCGGGCTCAGGCATACCGAAGAGTATGTGGCGGCGCTTGAAGTTTACTGGTCCTTTTATTCTAAAGAAAATGACAGAGATGGTCATAAAATACAAAGTCCCCATTTGGTTGTGCGGCGACCAAGGTAAAGAGGTAGCGTCCAACATCTTCAAAAGGATGATAGAATGTCGAAGCTGATAGTGCCTAAGATGTATTCGCCTGAAGACATCGACAAGATGGTGGAGAACGAGTATCTGGGGTTCCCCGCTGGGTTTGATGAATCGGAGATGTACAACGTGTTGTTGGATGCGTCGAGGAGTCAGGAGTTTGACAACAACCCGGTTATGGAAATTCTCGATGTGATGAGTCAACCGCAGTATTTCTACTACACATGTAAGTGGTTGTTGAATATACATCTGTTGCCGTTTCAGGTAGTGATGCTCCAAGAGTTGTGGCTGAGGAAGTTTCCTATGTTATTAGCTACCAGAGGTGGCGGTAAAAGCTTTTTGTTGGCTTTGTATGCATTACTTCGTGCTGTATTTACCCAAGGCTCTAAAATAGTTGTTGTTGGTGCAGCTTTTCGTCAATCCAAGTTGATGTTTGAGTATATGGAACAGCTATGGAGAGGCGCACCAATACTACGTAACATGGTTGGTGATGGAAAGCATCAAGGCCCTAAGAGAGACATTGATAGATGTACGTTCTATATAGGTGATAGTGAAGTGTGTGCAATTCCATTAGGCGATGGCTGCTGTGAAAGCAACACGTTGATAACCAATATGAATTGCTTTAGTTACATCAAGCATTCTTGTGAACATGTTTGGGGTAATGGTAAGTTTAGATATACTGATGAGCACTATGATAATGGTGTGAAACCAACTAAGATAGTGAAGACTAAACAGGGATTTTCGTTTGAGGCCACACTCAATCATAAGATGAAGGTGTGTAGACAACGACAGATTGTGTGGGTACGAGCCGATGAAATGGTTGTTGGTGATAGAATACTCATAGATAGGTCCGTGAGATGGCATAACGGCAAGTTTGAATGCACAGAAGATGAAGCATATGTAGTTGGGGCTCTTATTGGTGATGGCTGTTGGACAAATCCTTATAGACTAACATTTGCTACTATGGACAAAGAGTTGTCTGATTGTTTGCAACGGATAGACTCTAAGTGGTATCAAACAGATGAGGCCCATTGGAATAGAGACGGTAAGGAACACAAACGGGAATGGTTGGAGCATTGGGGTTTGAAAGACAAGTGTTACGCTAAAGACAAAGTTATTCCTCCGACATTGCTTTCGGCCCCACGTTCTTGTATGACTGCATGTCTCCAAGGTCTTTTTGATACTGATGGTCATATACAAATATCGACCAAGAAGGGCGGCACATCTGTTGTGATTGGCTTTACTAATACCAGCAAGGAGTTGGTGCGCCAGATGCAGTACATTCTTTTGCATTATGGCATCGTGGCGTATGTTCAAGAAAGAGACCGTAACGTTAAATGGAATCGCGCATACGAACTGTTGATTACTGGTCAAGACGCTGTTAAATTTGGTGAGCAAATTGGTTTTAGACTAGAAAGAAAAAAGGTATTACTAGGGAACGCGCTCAAAGACAAGATTAGAACGACGGTTGTTGGTGATACCATTCCGGGTGTTCGCGAAGAGATGATGCGCATAGCTAAGAATCATAAGGTTCGTGGATTAGGTAGTGTTGGTTATAGTAAGATTGCCGAGCGTAAAGAAATCACGTTTCAGTTTGCAGAAAACTTCCTTCATAGATATGGCGCAGTGCAAGACCCGTTCATCGACGAACTCAAGCAGTTGTGTAATCGAGACATTTACTACGACACTATCACCTCCATAGAAGATAGTACCGCCCATACTTACGACATGCATGTACCTGAAGACCATGAGTATTGTGCCGGTGGTTTTTTCAGCCATAATACTAAAATACGTGGATTACGTGCTCACTACACATTAGCAGATGAATTTGCATGCTTAGATAAAGACAGCCTAGTAGAAACAACCAATGGTTTGGTGAGAATCTCAGACTTTGAAAGGCTGAATGGCGAGGTATTGACGGGTGAGTCTAACGTGTCTGAATATCCATCGCAATTTATCAAGACGCCTTTATGCGACGTATATCAAATTACATTACAGAACGGCTATGTCATCAAGTGTTCTGAGAACCATAAAGTGATGACACATGAAGGTTGGAAAAAACCTCTGGAATTATGCGACACGGATTATGTTTTGCGTTCTGATGACACGATGGTGTTTGGTGTTAGTCAGCCTACAAATGGTCGTCTTATTGATATTCTTGATAGCAACGGCGCGTTTGTTATGGGTGATTTCTATAGACACTGTGCTACTGTAGAAGACAAAGTACCTAGCGACATACTTCAGGCTCCACGCGATATACTTACGTCCTTTTTGTGTGGTCTACTAAATACTGATGCGCTTGAGTCTTGCACTCAGTTTTGTTCTAAGTCTGAGCGTTTGTGTCGAGACGTACAAGTATTGATGTATAAGTTAGGATTTGAGGGCACCGTACATATGAACGACAGTCATTTTGTGTGGAGTCGTCAATTCACTGTGCTCACCCCATATCTCAAAGTAGAAAGCGTCGTTAAGTTAGAACACCAAGACCACCTCTATGACTATCACTTACCTGTGGCTCACTGTTTTTACGCCGATGGTTTCAAACAGCACAACAGCATTCCTCTAGAAATCTTCGAGGTCGTCATTAAAGGATTCGCTAGCGTTTCCGCCAGCCCAGTTCAGCGCACAAAAGATATGGCCCGCATCAAGGTGTTACAGTCTCTCGGTATGTACGCCGAGGCCGACGATGTAGATGTTGGCTTTGGTAATCAAACTGTGATTAGCGGCACCGCATACTATTCCTTCAATCATTTTTATGATTACTGGAAACGATACAAGCAGATTATAGAGTCGAGGGGGGATAAGCACCTACTGGAGGAAATCTTCAAAGGAGAAGTGCCCGAGGGGTTTGACTGGACGCAGTTCAGTATATTTCGTGTGCCGTGGGAAAAGCTGCCGCACGGCTTTATGGATGAGACGCAAATACATCAAGCGAAGGCAACGGTGCATCGGTCTACCTTCTTAATGGAATATTCTGCGATTTTTTCAAAAGACAGCGACGGCTTCTTCAAGCGCAGCCTCATAGAAAGCTGTGTGTGTAAATCGCCGATTGATTTGCCTAGTGGGCCTGTGCAGTTCTCAGCCGTTATTCGCGGCAACCCCAACTGTAAGTATGTGTATGGTATTGACCCTGCGTCCGAAAAGGACAACTTTGCTATCATCATCTTGGAAATTCATCCAGACCATCGACGCATCGTATATGCATGGTCTATCAACAGACAGAAGCTAAGAGAACGAATTAAGCAGGGAGGCAAGACCACTCAAAAGTCTTTCTACACTTACTGTGCTAGGAAAATTCGCGACCTAATGCGCCTGTTCCCTACCGACCATATCGCTATTGATACACAGGGCGGCGGTATCGCCATCATGGAGGCGCTGCACGACCCTGATGAGTTTGACGCCAGCCGTGGTGAAAAGCCGTTGTGGCCGTATATTCGACGTGGTGAGAACGACGTGTTTTGGTGGGAGCAACCCAACAAGCCGACCGACGGTGAAGCCGGATTGCATAACCTGCACATGGTACAGTTTGCCAATGCGGACTTTACTAGGGATGCGAACCACTTCATGAGAAAAGACTTTGAAAGCAAAACCACTTTATTCCCTATGTTTGACCCCGCAACTATTAGTGAGGCTATATCCTTAGATAAAATCCATGGACGAGACTATGATACACTTGAGGATTGTGTGATGGATATAGAGGAGTTAAAAGATGAGTTAGCCACTATCATACATGACCAAACTGCTGCCGGTAGAGATAGATGGGATACACCAGAGGTGAAGCTACCGGGCAATAAAAAGGGTCGATTGCGAAAAGACCGTTACTCAGCCTTGTTAATCGCCAATATGGTTGCGCACGTAATGGAAAAGCAATTAGAGGGGGTCCAGCACGAGTTCGTCGGGGGGTTTGCGGGACAACGACGCCGACATGTCACGGGCCGCCACTACATCGGCCCCGAGCACATCGTCTCCAAGATGCAGTGCGGGCATTACGGCAAAGGCGTGTCTCGGCAATAGTTTGGTGTAAGTACCAATGAGATTGCATTACGAATTGAGTTTGATGAGGAGCTTTATATGGCACGTCCACCGAAATCCATCCCTACCACCTCTCCTGCTAATACTCAGTCTGCCGCTGCTTTTGTGACGCTGGGTGAGGGCGGCAGTCATCAGACGGGGTTGCGTTCATACGATGGCTTTCATTCTGCCATAGGTCGTGACACATATAAAGACTATGACCGCAACACATCTGTACGCAATCAATTCACCCGTAACGATTATGAGTTCTTTCGACCTAACGAAGCTATACCACATAAAGCTCAAGAAATCATCTCAATGTGTCGTAACGCTTATCATCGTGTTGGTTTGATTCACAACGTCATCGACTTGATGTCCGACTTTGGGTGTCAGGGGGCGCGTCTCATTCACCCTAATCCAACTATGCAAAAGTTCTATCGGGGTTGGTGGAAAAAGGTAGATGGTGCTCGTATCAGTGAGAGGTTCCTTAATCTTTTCTATCGCGAAGGCGTTGCCGTCACTAAGCGCACAATGGCACGCCTACCTATGGCTAACGAAAAGCAGATGCGGGCCATGGGTGATAAACTTCAGCCAGACGTAGACGCAGATAAACTAGTGTCTACAAGCAAGCGCAACATTCCTTTTCGATACAATTTCTTAAATCCTTTGACTTTGGAAGTTCTCGGCGAAGAACTATCGCAGTTTGTAGGTAGGCAGGAGTTTGCTCTAAAAGTCAGCTACCGCCTACGACAATCTGTACAAAGTCCTAAGAACGACGCCGAAAAACGACTAGTGGCATTGCTTCCGCAAGAGATTCGTGCGGCTATACAGCGCGGTGATACGGTCATACCGCTCGACGCAGATAAGGTCCGCGCATTCTTCTACAAAAAGGACGATTGGCAGACATGGGCGCATCCATTTACATATGCAATCATGGACGATATCTTTTTGTTGGAGAAGATGAAGCTGGCGGATTTGGCGGCGCTAGACGGCGCTATCTCTCAGATTCGCCTATGGAAATTGGGCTACATGAACGACGCCCATCCCGACATGTCTATCTTTCCGACGGAAGGCGCTATCAACAGACTGTCTGAAATTTTGATGTCGAATCCCGGTGGTGGTGCGTTCGATATTATTTGGGGGCCGGAACTGAGCGTCGAAGAGTACAAGACTAATGTTCACCAGTTTCTTGGTGAGGAGAAGTATCGGCCAGTATGGAACAGCATATATGCAGGGTTGGGCGTACCGCCGACTTTGACGGGTGCAGCAACTTCATCGGGCTTCACCAACAACTACATATCTCTGAAGACGCTGATTCAACGTCTAGAATATGGTAGGGCTGCACTACGGGCGTTCTGGGAACAAGAACTGGAGTTAGTGCGTCAGGCCATGGGGTTCTCTCAAGCGGCTAAGTTGGTGTTTGACAACATGGTATTGTCAGACGAAGCCGCTGAGAAGGCACTACTTATTCAATTGATTGACCGGGATGTCATTTCGGTAGAGACATTAACCGAGCGATTTGGTGGGGAGCCCGAATTTGAACAGCTTAGACTGAAGAAGGAGGAAGAGGCTAGAAAGAAAGGTAAGATGAAGCCCAAGGCATCGCCGTGGCATACCCCAGAGAAGATGCACGAGTTCATGAAGCTGGCTCTTCAACGCGGCTATATTTCACCGGAGCAAACAGGCATGAAGGACGAATTTCCTGAAGAGTTTCTTGATGTTGAGACGCCGTTTGACAAACAAATGAAAGGAAAAGACGGGCCTCTTACACAAGAGCATAAGAGCGGCATACCCAGTCCGGGGCGTCCTAAGAACGCCAAAGACAAAGAGCCTAGAGACCAGCGAACGCCGAAGCCCACGGGTGCTGCCGCGTATATGACAGCGATGATGTGGGCGCGACATGCCCAGCAGCAGATTGCCGAGATAGTCTCGCCCCTCATTTTGAAACACTACGGCAAGACATCTATGCGGGCGTTGTCCGAAGACCAAGTGCGGCGAGCCGAAGGCATTAAGTTTGCGATACTATGCAGCTTGCCGGTGTATAGCAATGTTGATGCCGACGTGGTGCGACAGAGTTTATCAGCAGGGAAGGCAGTCCCAAAGCAGTACCAGCACCTTTATGATGCGCTGTATAAGAAGGTTGTGGCGCGCAAACAGGGCGAACCCTCAATAGACGAAACTCGTATGATGCAAATTACTGCGTATGCGGTGTTAAATAGTGATGAAGAACAAATTCCAAGTGATAGTTAGGAGGCCATCATGGCACAAGTTAATGTGGTTGCAAATACTGAAGACAAAACCCTGTCAGTGTCGTTGAACAATCAAGTGATTAGTAATGTTGAAGATGTTAGTGTATATACTTATCGTGAGCCAGACGGCACTATTGCTTATGTGGAAGCTAGAGTTGCGGTTCGTGAAGTTTCTGGCGATGTTGTCAAAAACACAACGTACTATACACAGGGTTCCGAGCAGGCTAAGGC